GGTACTACTGCGTGTAAATGGGATTCAGTAATAGACTTTGAATTAATGTGGGAGCAACTCAACAGGATAATAAAGCCTAATGGAGCAATAGTTTTATTTGGAAGTGAACCATTTAGTTCTGCTTTAAGAATGAGTAATATTAAAAATTATAAGTATGATTGGATATGGCAAAAAAACAGACCGTCTCTATTCCAGCATGCAAAAAGAAGACCAATGAAGGATCATGAAAATATATGCGTATTTTACAGTAAGCAAGTGACTTACAATTTAGAGTTAAGAGATAAAAAAATTCCTACAAATAATTATAGAAAAAACAAGTCAGGTACTTTCATGAGTGGAGGTTGTGATAACAAAAATCAAATACAAACAAAGACAGGATACCCTAGGCAGATAATTAATTGCGGAATGCACAATGTAGGTCAAGTACATCCAACACAAAAACCAATAGCATTAATGGAGTACCTAATAAAAACTTATACAAATGAAGGTGAAGCAGTATTAGACTTTACTATGGGTTCAGGAAGTACAGGAGTAGCTGCTAAGAATCTAAACAGAAAGTTTATGGGAATAGAGCAAGAAACTGATTACTTTAACATAGCAACAGATAGAATTAACAAGGAAGAAAAACAATTAAAGATATTATGACACTATACACTTGCAAATGTGGTAACACTAGAGAGCTAGCGAAAGTAACCATAGTACATAGGGACGGTAATTGGGAAGCAAAGGAATCTGAGTGCGAGTGTGGGTTGTACATGGATAGCGTGCCAACAGAAGGAATACCAACTTTACAGAGAACAGAACCTAGCCTAAGCAAGAATAGAGAAAACTTATGGAAAGGATTTAAAGAAAAAGCTACAGGTACAAGAGGCATCAATGAGGACTTTTAAATAAATTACATTAATTTCTATTATATACTATGAAACAACAAGTTAAGATCAGTAAAGTAAAGGGAAACCCAAGCAATCCTAGAATCATTAAGAATGATAAGTTTAAAAAGCTAGTAAAGTCAATACAAGAGTTTCCTGAAATGTTAAAGCTAAGACCTATTGTAGTTGATGAGGACATGATGGTACTAGGTGGCAATATGAGATTAAAGGCAAGTAAAGAAGCAGGACTATCAGAAGTATGGATAGACATAGCTGAAGGACTTACAGAAGAACAGAAGAAAGAGTTTATAGTTAAAGACAATGTAGGGTTTGGAGAATGGGAATGGGATATACTAGCAAACGAATGGGATAGCGTACAACTTGCTGAATGGGGTTTAGATGTATGGGAAAATGAAGATGACAAAGTAACGGAAGGATTAATTGATGATGACGAAATACCTGAAGTAAAAGAAAGCATAGTAAAGCGAGGGGATATTTGGCAGCTAGGAGAACACCGTGTTATGTGTGGTGATAGTACAAGCTCAGATGATGTAGAGAAACTAATGAATGGAGAAAAAGCTGATATGGTATTTACAGACCCTCCTTATGGAATTGCACATAGTGGTAAAGGGATTAAAGGAGCAACTAAAGAAAATGATTTTGGAGAGATATTAGGCGATAGTAATATAAGTGTGGCAAAAGATTGTTTTAATTTAATAAGTAATCTTTACTCAGATTGCTTACAAGTTTGGTGGGGTGCTAATTATTATTGTCAATCAATACCTAATGGCTTTGGTTGGTTGGTATGGGATAAAGAAAGAGAAGGAAATACTTTTAGTGGTGCTGAACTAGCTTTTGTAAATAAAGGAGTCAAAGTAGATGTATTTAAACATAGGTGGCACGGAATGATTAAAGCAAGTGAGATGGGGGAAAAAAGAGTACACCCAACCCAAAAACCTATTGCTTTAGCTGAATGGTGTTTTGATAATTATGAAGCAGGAAACTTAATTTTAGATATATTTTTAGGTAGTGGCTCAACACTAATAGCAGCAGAGAAACTTAATAGAAAATGTTACGGAATGGAGTTAGATGAAAAGTATTGTGATGTAATAATAGAAAGATGGGAACAATTTACAGGTAAAAAAGCAATTAAAAATGGAACAGAATAGAACAAAAATAGCAAAGGAACAAATGTTAAAAGCACTAGAGGGAAGTCTAGGGATAGTTACAACAGCTTTAAAGTCTTGCGACCTTTCAAGAACTAACTACTATAAGTGGCTAAAAGAGGATGAGGTCTTTGCTCAAGCAGTAAATGATGTAGAGTTAATAGCTAAAGACTTTGTAATGTCTAAATTCTATGAATGTATAAAAGACAAAGTGCCTTCAGTTGTAATACACGGAGCTAAGAACATTTGTGGAATGAATGAAACAAATAGACTAGACTTAACTTCAGGCGATAAAGCTCTTAACCTTCCTTTAATTACATTCATTGACACTGATACTGAGTAAGAAATACAATCCTTTATTTGACTCAAAGGCTAGATACTTTATTATAACAGGAGGTAGGGGTTCAGGAAAGTCTTTTGCAGTTACAGTCTTTCTTACACTCTTAACAATGTCAAGGGGTATAAGGGTTTTATTTACAAGGTTTACAATGACTTCAGCTCACTTGTCAATCATTCCTGAGTTCTTAGAAAAGATAGGATTACTTGGATTTGATGAAACCTTTAATATCAATAAGTCAGAAGTAGTTAATGCTAAGAACCAATCAGACATTCTTTTTAGAGGTATTAAGACATCAGCAGGTAACCAAACTGCAAGCCTAAAATCTTTACAAGGTGTGAGCACGTGGGTGTTAGACGAAGCTGAGGAACTTGTAGATGAAAATATATTCGATACTATTGATTTAAGTATAAGAGAAAAAAATATACAAAATAGAGTAATCTTAATTTTAAACCCAACAACTAAAGAGCATTGGATATACAAAAGGTTTTTTGAGGACAAAGGAGTAGAAGGTGGTTTTAATGGCGTTAAAGACAATGTATGCTATATACATAGTACATACTTAGATAATGAAGTTAATCTATCTGAGAGCTTCCTAGACCGCATCAAGAGTATAAAGCATAATAACTTTAAAAAGTATCAACATAAGATTCTTGGAGGGTGGTTAGCGAAAGCTGAAGGAGTAGTCTTTGAGAATTGGAGCATAGGAGAATTTAATCCTGATAACTTACAGACTTCTTGTGGCATGGATTTCGGATTTAGTGTGGATCCTGACTCACTTACTGAAGTAGCTATTGATAAGAAACATAGAAAAATATACTTAAAGGAGCACATCTATCGGAATGGTTTAAAGTCCCATGAACTAGCTAGGATAGTGTTAGATAAGGTAGGGGATAAACTTATAATAGCAGACTCAGCAGAACCTAGACTTATAGAAGATTTAAGACACCAAGGAGTAAACATTAAAGCTGTAAAGAAAGGGACTATTGAAAGTGGTATTACTAGGATGCAAGATTATGAATTGATAGTAACCCCTGAGTCAACTAACATAGCTAAGGAGCTAAATAATTATATATATTCAGATAAAAGCTCAAAGCTATATGTAGATAATTATAACCATGCTATTGATGGTATTCGTTATAATGTGATATACCACTTAGATAATCCAAATGCAGGTAAATATTATGTTCAATAAAAAAAAGGAGCTACCAAATCTCACAATTAGTAACTCCTTTTCAAAACAGAAAACAGATAAGAAGATTGCAAACATACACCTTTTAAACTAAATAACAACTTTTTCTATTATATACTATGCAAGTAAACATTGAGCAGGATGGTAAAAAAAATAAATTCAATCTAATTAATAATTGGGATGATGTTTCTTTAGAAACCTATGCTAAATTAATTGACTACAAGAAGGGTAGTAAAACATCAGATGCTATTCATATACTACAAGTAATGACTGATGTACCTGATAAGTTCTTGAAAACTTTAGAACTACAAGATGCTTTAACTTTACTAGCTAAAATAGCTGTAATACAAAATGATGAGGACTCGCAGTTAAAAGAAAGATTTACAATAAATGATGTCACTTACGCATTCCATCCTAAATTAGATAATATTACTTTAGGAGAATATGCAGACATAGAACATTTTATTGAGTTAGGGTTTCACGAACACCTGCCTGAAATTATGGCGGTACTATTCAGACCGATAACAAAACAAAGTGCTGAAGGATATACTATTGAAGCGTATGATGGGGAGATAGAAGAAAGGACAAAGATATTTAAAGATATGAAAGCTGAACAGGTGCAAAGTGCATTGGTTTTTTTTTGGAGTTTAGGCAGCGAACTATTACTAATTTTGAAATCGTTTTCAATACAGGAACATCTGAAAGTGAGTCTAAAGGATTTGATGGAGATTTTGCCGATAAATGGGGATGGTTCGGAGTAATGTATAGGCTCACAGATGGGAAAATTCACGACCTAGAAAGGATTACAAAGCTAAGTCTTTTGGAGTGCCTTACTTGGTTAAGTTATGAAACAGATTTACAAGAAACAAATAAGGTTCAATTAGACAATAAACAATAAATGGTAAACAATAAAACATACAACAACACTGTAAATACTCTTTTACGAATAGGGGAATACCATGAGCAAATACATAGTACCTCAGTTGGAGATATTTGGAAGGTTAACATAGAAAAAATGCAAAAGTTTCCTTTAATGCATATAAACCCTGCTGATGTTCAAGCAGGACAGGGAAGCCTTATATATAACTTTCAAATTTTTATCATGGACTTAGTAGTAGAAAGGGAAGATTGGACTATGAATAATAAAAAAGCAGACTTTAACAAACTTGTAAAAGATCTTAGTAACGAACAAGATGTATTCAATGAAACACTACAAATAGCAACAGACTTCATTAGTATGCTAAGACATAGTAAACAGCAGTCATTAGAAGGGGTTAATAATATAAATGATGCAATCTATTTTACAGATGGAGATTTTACATTACAACCTTTTCAGGAACGATTTGATAATCTACTTTGTGGGTGGGTGTTTAGTGTTGGGATAGAAGTTACAAATACCTTTGAAGCATGCACAATACCTGTTACTAATTTAGGAGCAGGGTATTAATGAAGTTTAAAATAGGTAGGTGGGCAATAGAGATAGGATGGAAAAAGTTTAAAATAACAATTAATTTATAAAAAAATAACATGGCAAATTTAGTAACAACAATTACCGAGTCGGTAGTTTTAAATGGAGCCCTCAGAGGTTCAAGTAACACTGTAACAACAGCAGGAATAAATGATGTTATGGAAAGAATATTAGTGTGTACTGCAGCACAGAAAACTACAATTGCAGTATTTGCTGCAAATGCTTATACAACTGCAGGGGCTATCAAAGTAGCTGATGTAAGATATGTTAGAGTAACAAACTTAGATGAAACAAATGATATTCAATTAGCAGTAACTACAGCAACTACTAATTTTGAGATTTTAATTTCAGCAGGTAACTCTTATGTAATGTCTGTATCTTTATTATCTGTTAAAGGAGCAACAGGAGTGCCTACATTTGGAGCAGGTGGAACTTTAACAAGTTTAATAGTACAGCCAACACATGCTACAGCAGATGCTTCAGTAGAGCTATTTGTAGGATTAGCATAATGGATTACCCTTCACTTGAAAAATATCTAAATTCTTTTGGGAAGCAGGTTGTAAATAAAGCAAAAGGTATTCTCCAAAGAACAGGGAAAGGTGGGGGTAATTTAGATAAATCTATACGATTTAAAGTTACAGATAGTGGAGATGGTAAAACTCAGGACATAAGTTTCTACATGGAAAGCTATGGGAAGTATGTAGATGCAGGGGTATCAGGAGCAGGTGGAGTAATAAAATCAGGTAAACATAAAGGGAGCTATTCAGGACAGCAGACTTTTAAAAACTACAAGGATGCTGTAGTACCAACTCCTTTTAGGTATGGTAGTGGGTTGGGTAAAAGGAATGGTATTTATAAAGGAATAGGCTCATTTATAAAGAAGAAGGGTATGCAGCCGAGAAATGAAAAAGGTCAGTATCAAACTACAGTAGGGTTAAAAATAGCAATAGTAAAAGTCCTGTGGACAAAAGGTATAAAAGGTGTAGAGTTTTTTCAGAAACCTATAAGTTTAGGACTTAAAGAATTTAAAGATAAATTACTTACAGAAATCAAAGAGGACATCATAGAAGAAATAAGAAAACAAATAAAATAAAACAATGGCAACAACTATAATACAGAAACCTCTCTACCCAACACTTCCTGTAGGGCAACCTGTAATTTTTACAGTAGAAAATAATGGAATAGTTTATGGGCAGGAGCAGGTTAAGTTTACGGCAGAAGTTCATATCAGTGATACCATTACACCTGATTTAACCTCTACCACACATATAGTAGGAACATTTAAAACTACACCTAATAATGCAGGTTCAGGTATTTTTGATTTAAGCTCTGTTATAGAAAATTATGTAAGTGCTGACAATGTACCAATAAATGAAAGCCTGTGTACTTATAAGACTCTTGCACTAAATAAATTCCCTTCATTGCCTATCCACTTAATAGATAAGTATTCAGGAAATAAAAATACTGCAAGATGGTTGGCAATAAAATTTAAGGTTGAATACTTAGATTTGGATGTTACAAGTAATACTTATAATCAAATTATAAGTGTAGAAGAAATAAATACGCAAGAATATATTGTATTCAATGGATACTTAAAGGAAGATGATGAGCTAGAAGAAGCATTATATACCAATAACTTTGGATATAATTTACAAGACTTTAAATTTATAGAAAACAAAGAAAGAAAGTTTTTAAGTAATGCTCCGATTATTCAGTATGCTAACATAGATGATTATGGAACTGTGGCATTAGATATGAGTAACCCCATAACAAAAGGATTTACAAACCCTTTAACAGCAGGAAGCTCAGGAGTTAAAATTAAGTATTACGACCATGATGGTTCTGCCCTAGGTTCTGAAGTAGTAACTCATAATGTTTCAAATGGAGGTTTTAGTTATGCAAATGCTAATATATATTCAAGGATTTTATATTTAGGCATTTTCCCTGCAAATCTTAAGGGGTGGAGTACAATGTTTCAGGGGTATGTAACAGCAGGAACTGTTGCAAGTTATACATTGGCAGTTGTTACAGGTGGATTAGTGAACATGTCATCAACTTATCAGATTAAAATAAACTGCCCTACTTTAAAAGGTTACAAGCCTATCAGACTTACTTGGTTGAATCAATGGGGGGCGTGGGATTACTATACATTTACTATGAAATCTTCAAAATCCCTTACAACAAAGAAAACAAAATACCAACAGTTAGCAGGAACATGGAATGAATCAACATATAAGATAAACGGTTACAAAGGGGGTAATAAAACCTTTAGGGTAAATGCAACAGAAGTAATTAAAATGAATACAGACTTTGTAAATGAAGATGAATCAGCATGGTTTGAAGAATTAATTAACAGCCCTGAAGTATATTTATTAGAAGGATTTCAAGATGACAAAGTAAGTACATCTACAACATCTGCTTTAAATAAATATGTAACTCCTGTAATGTTAAAGACATCACAATGGACAAAAAAAACAAAGGCAAATGATAAGCTAATACAATACACATTTGAAGTTGAAAAAAGTAAGACACTTAGAACACAGTCAATATAATGAGTGTTCAACTAATAATACAACCTCAGAATTATCATGGTTTTAGTAATTCAAATAATACAGCTAACCAATTTTTAATAGATGGTATTGATTTCAATAATGTAAATACTTCAGTAAACACAATAGCAGCTAATCCTTTGCCACCGGTTGCTATTAACCTTTATAACCCCACTATGTCTGTTAATAAATGGTATCGATATTATGATATTTTATCTACACAGGTAGTTAAGGTAGGTGCATATTTAAGTATAAGTTC